TTTATGTGATCAGATCAGAAGAGAGTACGTAACTTCGATATACAATCCGCAAATGCAATAAGCTCTTGTTGAAATACATACCTTGTAAAACCAAATTTAGCTTTACACTCAAGGCAAGATAGAATGTATTGAAGCTATTGAAGCAGCAACAAGCGGATTGTCTGGTATAGATGCTGTCTATGTGGGCAATATTATAAAATATGTTTTTAGGTATAAACATAAAAATGGAGTGGAGGATTTAAGGAAAGCGAAGTGGTACTTGGATAAGTTGATTATCAACACCGATGTAGAAGTTAGGTATTAAGTTAACGTGGGAATAACTGGAGACGCATCCTTTTAAGTGTTTAGGTTAGCCGCTAGACAAAAAGGCCATATTGATCACAAGTCAGCTCCAGTTATTAGTGGGCATAAGCTGCACTTGTTAAGTAGATAGCCGCGTCTATAAAAGGTTGGCATCGAAATATGGCAATAGGCTACTTTTTTTAAGGAGAACATCATGGGTAGAATGGCAGAGGTATATCAAGATGAGCAAGATGCAAGGCAGGAGCAAATCTTAGAGGAAATGGAGCAGTCATACGAAGCGTGGCTGTCTGACTCGCAAGCGCAGGAAGAATATATATCCTGGAGTGCTAATTTAGAAACATTATTTATAAAGGAGATGTCAAAATGACTGAATCAAATTATACAAGGTTGGCCGCAATTAACATTAACGGGCATATTGAGAAAAAAGGTAGATTTAGTTATTTGTCTTGGGCTTGGGCTGTGGATCAGTTATTGAGACTTGACCCTACCGCCAGTTGGACTTTTGGCAATCCTCAAGAGTTTAATGGGTCTGTTATGGTTTTTTGTTCTTTAACTGCATTTAACAAGACAATGAACATGCAGCTTCCGGTCATAAACTATCTAAATGTTGCTATAAAGAACCCTAATTCAATGGATGTTAATACCGCCATGATGCGATGTCTGGTAAAATGTATAGCGGTTCACGGGCTTGGCTTATATATCTACGCTGGCGAGGATTTGCCAGAAGAACCCGTCAAGAAACCAAAAAGCAGCAAGAAAGAACCTGACGAAGAGATCGAAGTGGAAGTCCGGCGTAAGATAGATCCACCAAGCCAACCCATTACTCCTACGGCTGGAGCATGGGAGGCTATGGACGAAGAACAACAAATGACGCTAAGTGTTATTGCAGAGCAAGCTATATTATTGTTTAACGAGGAAGGAGCAGAAGCGACAGTAAAATTTGTAAGAAGTAAGAATCTGGATACAGATAATAGAGTAGCATTGACAACTAGGTTTTGTGCTAACCAGCGTACAGCTATGACGAGGTATGCTAACGAAAATAAAGGGCGATAAAATGGAATACTCAAATGAAAATCGTGGGGCGGTTTGGAAGAATGACAAAAAAGAAACCGAGAAACACCCAGACTTTACAGGATCACTCAACGTAGGAGGTACTGATTACTGGGTAAGTGCCTGGAAACGGAAAGAAGGGGCGAATGATAAAGCACCAGTTCTGTCGTTTAGTATTAAGTTGAAAGACAACGTACCAAAACCAGCGGCTCGGAAACCTGCCGCCATTGATCCGTTTGATGAAGATATAGCGTTCTAAAGGAGGGTATATGATTGATTTTTGGTGTGGGTTTGTCATTGGGGCAGGGTTTTGTGTGCTAATTGCGGTTATCGTAAGTGCTGTCCAAGACTTAAAAGATGCTGACGAATATTGAAGCCACTAATATTTGCTCTAGTGCTGCTCACACCAATTATCTGTTCGGCGTTCACGATAGGGTGTGTTATCATGGGATACTACCAGTACAACCTATTCGTTGAACTGTTGTGGTATGCAACAGCGTTTATGTTCGTAATATGGCTGAGATGTTTGTCGGATAAATAGAAGGTTTTGAGATAGAGGATAACAATGACGAAGAATGAGTTGCCTACAACATATCAAACAGTAATTGCTAAATCAAGGTATGCCCGTTACATGCCAGATCTTGGTCGCAGGGAGTCATGGGAAGAAACAGTTGGTAGGCTAATTACTTTCATTTCGGACAAAGGAGTAGATAGCGATACCTTAGCTTCCCTGAGAAGTGCAATTGTTAACCTTGAAGTTATGCCCTCTATGCGCTTGATGATGAGTGCTGGCGAGGCGTGTGAGCGAGATAACATTGCGGCATATAATTGTTCTTATGTAGCAGTCAATAACAAACGATCCTTTAGTGAAGCACTTTATATTCTGATGAACGGCACTGGAGTGGGTTTTAGTTGCGAACGGCAAGAGATAACTCATCTACCCATCATCCCAGATGAACTATCATGCGTTGATGACGTTATTGTCATTGGTGACAGCAAGCTTGGTTGGGCAAAAGCCTTTAAGAAGCTATTATCTTCCCTTTGGGAAGGAGATATACCTTCATTTGACTTCTCTCGTGTTCGACCAGCAGGTGCTAGACTTAAAACCTTTGGTGGAAGAGCCTCTGGCCCTGAACCGCTAACAAAACTATTTGACTTTGTAATAGAGACATTCAAAAACGCACACGGACGGAAACTGACGAGCATTGAAGTGCATGATATTATGTGCATGATCGGCGAGATTGTCGTAGTGGGTGGTGTTCGTAGGTCTGCTCTGATTAGTCTGTCTAACCTGACAGACAAGCGAATGCGAGAAGCTAAAGTAGGTGCTTGGTATAATGATTATTCTTATCGTGGGCTTGCTAATAATAGTGTTTGTTACACGGAGAAACCTGATGTTGAAACTTTTATGGAAGAATGGCTCTCGCTCGTTAAATCTAAATCCGGAGAACGCGGCATCTACAATAGAGTTGCTGCACAAAATCAGGCAGGAAGATGGGGTAGACGAGATAGTACTCTGTCATATGGAACCAATCCTTGTTCCGAAATCATCCTTAGAGATAAACAATTTTGCAACCTTACTGAAGTTGTTGTACGAGCAACCGATACGGCTAAGACTCTAAAGAGAAAGGTAGAGCTTGCGTCTATTCTGGGGACGATTCAGTCAACCTTAACAAAGTTTAACTTCCTAAGTGAAGATTGGAGAAAGAACACCGAGGAAGAACGATTACTTGGTGTGAGTCTTACGGGAATCATGGATAATGAGATGCTCAGTGGTCGGGGTGGGCAACCAGGTGATACACAATTACCCAAGTTACTGGAGGATCTTAGAGATCATGCACGAAAAACTAATGAAATTTGGGCAGAGAAACTAGATATACCTGTGTCTGCTTCTATCACTTGCGTTAAGCCTTCTGGTACAGTTAGCCAACTGGTCGATAGTGCTTCCGGTATTCATGCTCGACATAATGAGTTTTATATTCGCCGTATTCGCATGGATAAAAAAGATCCGATATACGGATTCCTGAAAGATGCAGGTGTTCCAGTAGAAGATGAGGTTTTCAGACCTGAAAGTACGGCTGTTTTTAGCTTTCCAATGAAAGCCCCAGATAATGCTGTTTGTCGTAATGATATGACATCAATAGAGCAGTTAGAACTCTGGTTGATTTACCAGCGACATTGGTGTGAACACAAGCCATCGGTAACGATTACCGTTAAGGAAGAAGAATGGCCTGAAGTTGGGTCTTGGGTATGGAAATACTTTGATGAAGTCAGTGGTGTGAGTTTCTTGCCTCACTCAAACCATACATATCAGCAAGCACCATATGAGGATATAACGGACGAGCAGTATCAAACGATGTCAAGCAATATGCCAACCAATATTGATTGGGCTTCTTTTGTTGAAACTGAGGATAATACAGAGGGGACTCAAACTTTAGCTTGCACTGGCGGCAGTTGCGAGATTTAATCGATAATGCGCTATTTTGATTCGTTGGATCTGATAGCGTCAATATTCAGTTGATCGCATCTTCTCATTAGAATTCCAATGCTCTCTTGAAATCTTCCGAACTCCTCATCCAGCCTTTTTGGAAATGGCCGACAGGTTCTGCCCGGATGATTGCGCTTTGGGGTTTCAAGTGAGTTGAATTGGACTGACACCCGACTACGAGCATTGTCAGCAAGAGAATCAATAATACCTTGGTTGGTGTCATGGGTTTCACTAGCCTTTTTAATATTTTCAGCGTAAAGAACAAGAGAATTTAACTCTCTGGCGGCAGATTCCAATTCTGCATCATGGAATCCCTTACTGTATAAAAAGTAAGCGATTGTAAGCGTTGCTAACGCGATAAAAGTTACTCTCTGGAGTAATGGTATCAGATTCATTTACTATTGCCTCTGCGATACCACCAGAAGCCTCCTACGCGAAGTATGCCCCATAACACCCAAGCAAGCACCACATATCCCTTGTGAGCAACACATTTCCTGAAATGTCTGTCTGCTGATGCTCTACTCACGGTAGAATTCACTCCGTAGTCATGGTCATGTTTTTTGCAACATGGCTCTATCGGCTTAAATTGAAATCCAGTGCAGTATTTCATTATTATAGTTACTTAATATCGTAGGGGAGTTTACGCTGTCCCTCAAGTGGTGTTGTTAAGGGTGGTATGTTTGAGGGAATGTAGATCCTCTTGTTTGATTTGGGCGGGACACATTGGAAATGAACCCAGCCTGGAGTCCATCTACAATCCTCTGTCCAAAGTTTGAATTGAGCCAACTTCTCTCTGTTGTGAATAAGCCACTGGGCCAGTGTTCTGTCTGGATCATAAATATCAATACCCTGACCAAACTTGTGAGTGGATTTTGCAGCACCTGTTAGACTGTATTCATCTCTGTACCCACCATCTCCGTTGCCATTCTTTGAACCTGAGATTTGTGTGCCAGTATCAGAGTCTATCCAATCCTCATAAGCCTCATCACACTTAGCAACATACAGTATAGAGTTAACCGATCCTATCAGTTTGTGAGCGTTTGTAACATGACCATCTTGGTGTTTCTTATCACCAAAATAGCTATCAATAGTAATCATTTGGTTTTTGCAATATGATCGATCAAAGCAGCACTCAGTTTATCAAATCTATCGCCTAGACCATTAAAGCCTTCTTTGAAGGTATCCTCCAAACGCTCAAACTTAACATCAAGTTCTCCGCGCTCATAGTGCTTTCCCGCAATCATTAACTTTAGTTCTTGCAGCCTTTCAGCATCACTATCATGTTTTTCAAATAGAACTCGTATTGCTCTGGCTCTCGCTTCATCTCGCGTCCTCAACATCCAAAACAAAACGCTGACAACAATGCCAAACGCAAACATTACTAATTCGATAACCTGCATATAATGGCCTTAATCTAATTACTTGTTTTGGATAGGGGTTGTAGTGACAACACGCAGGGCAGCAACTCCAACACTCACCGCCATTGTGAGAACACCGTATGTTTCTGGTGTTAGTACCCCGTTAAATAATCCTAATGTAGATTGTGCCGCCCCTAGCATCGCTAAAAGCATAGCAAATATCATAGTTTTGCTCTTAATACATCTTGCTACCCAGATTTGAATTGTATCCATTTTTATTTCCTTTTATTATGCTGTTATAAGAGCTGCTTCGATGAACAAGTCATCTAATTGTGTGTCAGTGTACCCAAGATCCGTAGAGATGGTGAGAACCGTTGCACTTAACCTTGAAAATGTTGTAGAGTCCTGCCATGCAAGTCGTGAAATCATATCTGTTGCAGGGTTATCCATCAAATCCTGAACCTCAGTCAACAGTCCTGCATTGTGAAGAGATGCTCTGGCTTGAAATCTACTGACCTTCATGCCCTCTCGCTGTTCTTCAATCGGTTGGACGTAGGGTGGTGGCTCAGTGAAGGTTGTGCCGTCATATAACCAACCAACGCCAATCAACGAGTCATCCGGTATGATTATTCCGTCTGGGTCTACGCCATCAATAACATTATCCACTATATTATCCATTACTATTGCTTGTCTCATAATTCCATTATCCTATATAAATAGTAACTCTAACTTCACCTCTTGCGCCACCGGCGTGGGCTGGCCCTCCTCCAGCGGGAGCTTGAGCCTCTGTACTTAGATACTTTCCACCATTTCCCCCAAAAACTGAGCAACCCCCAGGGTGGATGGGATCATTAGCCCAGTTGGACGCACGACCACCGCCTCCGCCACCGTAAATTGCAGCAGAAAGTTTTTGATTCTCGTCAGAGTAATAAATATACCCATCTTGACCAGCTCCGCCGCCCCAACCTCCATTTTGCCTAGTGTGAGGGTGTTCTAAAGGTGAAGTAGACGTATTCACAAAGCTTTTCGTCCATCCTCCCTCATCTAATGATGATAGCCCGTATAGCGGTAGCGCGCCAGTACCATTAACACCCGACCCCCGGCCACTTCCTCCCTGCCCACCTTGAACGTTGCCTCCAGCTCCTCCACCATAAGCTATGAGCTTAGGTTTCCATATCACTCTAGTATTATCTGGCAAGGAAACGGCAGATGACCCTGACCAGCCTCTATATCCGGGGCTAATAACAATAGTGCCAGCCCCGGTCGTACCCGTGGTAATAGTATATAATTCATCGTAACCCTCAAATGCAACTTGGTCGCCTACGCTAAGAGTTCCTACCCCCTCATCAACTACTATACTGGTTGACCCATGAGTGTAACCACCTATCATATTTACTCGGAAGTGTGTGCTTATCCCTACTGCGGATACCCCAAAACGAGAATAACCGCCAGAGGCATTTACCGCACTCGCCCCACTTACAGTTAAACGCTCCGTAGCTCTTAGCTCGCTCGCTCTAAATGTTTTCTCCATATACCCGCCACCACCGCCTCCACCGCTGTGCTGGTATGCGTTAGCCCCACCGCCTCCACTTCCCCATACTTGTACGCGGATAAGGTGGCTGTCTGTGACCCAAGAGGGCTTAGTCCATGTCTGCGTACCAGAAGTGAATACTTGATAGCCGTCAGAAGTATTGTCATTGTAGGGATTAGTGAGTGTACCAGTGATATTACCCGTTACTGATAAATCACCTGCCATTGTGACTGACTTGTCGTTGCTGATACGCATGGCTTCTTCTGGATAGACCAAGGTGCTACCAACTGGCATCACATTAAATAGCATTCTAGATGGGACAGTACCGGCTGAGACAGTACCGTCCACTTCCACTTTAATTAACGCAGATTTAACATAGCCACCTGAACTTCCATCGTCCCCTGCGAAAACTGTCTGCCCTAGGTTGTCACCCTGTGCGACTGTGCCCCTGTCCCCAATATTTGCTCCGTTGCTCCGCGCCAACATAATACAACTCGAACCACCATAATTGATGGCGGCATAGCCTTTTGCGTTTGGACTTTTACCAACAGAAACGTGTTTTGGTGCTGTGGTGTGTGTGTACCACTCAGTTTCCCAAGACGGGTGTCCCGCTATAGTGCGGCCTACTGCATCAATAACAAACGGAGTCGCGTCTGGATTTGAAGAGTCCTGAATCAGCAGAGCGTTGCCTGTGCCTGTTTGGGTTACTGTTAGGGCATCAGTAGTATCATTTAGTGTAATCGATTGATTAGCGGTAAAAGCATTGGCATTGTTTTCCGTTGCTACGTCTCCCGTAACACCTGGAAACGTCATAGTCGTGCCGTCTGTGCCAGCTAAAGTAAGCGTCTTAGTAACAGAAAGCGTCTTTCCTGCCGAAATATTCGTTTTAGAGAGTTCGTCCTCAATAGCCTGAAACTCATTATCTATTTCCGTACCTTTTACTAATTTAGCAGGATCGCCAGAAGTAAGTCCGTCCTTTGCTGTAAAATTAGTTATCTTGTTATACGCCATTACAATCTCCCGTTCTTTGTTAATACGTCAATCTTTTGCAGGGATATACCTGATCCAGATACATCTGTGTCTAAGCCAATCTGCAACACCTGACCTGATTTTGAACCCTGAACCTTTAGTCTCTCTACAAAAAACCCTCCTGAATACTCTGATATATTGTATTCTGCCACGCCATATTCATAAGATTCCGTTGGATTTGTGATTGTTTTTTGTGAGGTATTAAAAGAGGTATTAAAATCAAAAGACCATTTTGCAGTAATTGATTGATTTGAAATCCCAAACAATGTGAAAACCATGTTCTTTAAGATGCTAGTTTGGATAGGGCTTCCAAAATCCAA